CTTTCGCCCACCGATGCCCGTTCCGAAAGCCGCAATCCACGTGCATTTCAAGGCGTCGAAACGGAAGCGCCCCCACAAACGCCTTGACCAATCGATGGAGGATGGGGAAATCATGTGGTGTCACGTCCGAGCCGACGAACGACCAGAGGATGCCGTAATCGGCCCGCTGTGCGATCACCCCGCCGCAACAGATCGGGCGCCCATCTTTGAAGACGGTATTCGACCACAGTGTTTCGAGGCCGGTTGCGATGTTCGGTTCGAGGTAGGCCATCGTCCATCGTTGCGCCTCTTGCACGTTCAACTCGTAAAGATGTGCCGCTTTGAATGGCCCGTATGAGATCATCGGTCTTGCGTATGGAGTTGCGGCATCACCGCGAGCACCGTTCCCGGAAACATGCCGGCAAACCGCCACGTCACATAATTCGCCGTGCTGTAGGATCCTTCCCATTGGATTTCAACATCCCCAGAAAACAGCGGCACCATAGAATCCCCCGGTGTGGTTCCGCGATAAAACGTCGTCTCAGTCAGTTTCCCCGGCCCAGTCGTATGAAACCCTGACCCCGTGAGCAACCCGAGTGTATCATGAACCCGTAAAATAACGCGGTGAGATCGTTGAATTTTCCCTTGCGCCGTCCCGTCCGCCGCCCCTACATCTTGGCGCAACATCTGCCCGTCGCTGTTGTAGGTAAATCCGACTTGCACCTTCGACGCTGGAGCCGTCAAGGTGATGGTGCCGGTTGAACTAACCACCCTGGACGGGTGCGCGGCGCCGTCGACTAAGACCCCCACCGTCTCCCCGACGAGATGCCACAGACCCGTCACGGTTGTGACAGCAGATCCGCCATAGGTGAGCGCGCAGTCCCCGTATACCGCGTCTTCTTGTACGTCGTCCTTCTCCCACGTTTTCGTCAGATATTCGATATAGCGCACAGTGCGGCCATTGATGAGCCGTTTGACGGCCACCCAGACTTCGTCTCGGGTGCCGTCCGCGCTCGGCATACAGGCCACGGATTCCACCGCCGCGGGCGCCGTCAATGTCGCTTCTGAGTACCCGCCCACCGCATGGCGCGCCCACGCGAGCACCTTTTGATCACGTTCATAGGTGAAGGACAACAGCGTGCCATCATTGCGCGTCAACCACACGATCGAGTGTGGCTGCTTTTGATAGTCGAAGTCCTTGATCCCGGTCTTCGTAATGTGCTCGGAGAGCACCGTCACGTCGGGCGTTCTGAATTTATCCGCTTCAAACACGTAGGCGAGTTCGCGCAATTGCCGCTGCGCCGTCTGGACGAACAGCATCGCATCGCCAGCACGGATCGCTTGCAAATCCGCACTTCCGCGGGCGGTCGATTGCTTCGCCGAGACGTTCGTCGGGGTGAGGGCTTCCGAAGCGGTACTCGGGCGCATCGGCCATTCCCCGTCGAGAGTCCCGATGATGAGCGCCTTTTCATCGCCTTTCATCCATCGAATCACTTGCACTTCGTCGGAGTTCAACGTGTAGGAAATCGCGTGATCGTCAACCACGGTGCCATCGGTATCGGTCGGCGCGAAATTCTCATAGTCGCCCGTGCGGGAGAAGTCGACGCGCGAAGGAGCCGCCGGGCATCCTCCAAACACCAATCGGTCTTCATAGAACGCCACCGCCGCGGGGTATCCCGTCGTGTTGGAGTACAACCCAAGGCGCCAAAAGGTCTTGGCGTTGGTGTTCGTCAAGGTATTAATGACGTCCACCGTGATGGAAGTCGTCGACGCCCGCGCGGTAATGATGCAGTAGCCCCAAGTCGACCCTTCTTTAATCCGAATCAATCGACCTACGTCTGTCGTTTGAAACCCGGTGTCGTTATTGATCCCCGTCACCGCCGACGCCGTGAGCGTGACGCCGGTTCCGGTTGCGGCACTCGGGGTCAATGTCGTAGCGGTCGTGTTCGTAGGGAGATACGGCCCGTCTTTCAAGACGGCATTATTCATGGATGTGAGCGTCCATGAGGTATTCGCCGAGCGCGAGAGCTTCCGGGGTGTGTGTTCTGGGTGTGTCAAAAACAACACATCAGCCGATTGCACGCTCTTGATCTGAAATAGCTGATCTTCGTCATAGGGGGAGACGACTTCATAGACTTTCGCAATCTCGCCCCCGGACACGTAGGTGGCGAAATTTGAACTGTCGATATTGGTTCCGTACAGGGTTTGCAGTTCGAAGGTGTTTGCCCCAGTGTTTACATTCGTGACCCGATACCGCCGATTGTTGAGTTCGGTCATCCCGACCACGCCGGAAATGTCCACGTCATCTCCGTTGCTGAACGTATCGGATCCGGTATAGGTGACGACGCAGGGGTTCGCCTTGGTCGCGGCGGTGATCGCTTGCGCCGTCAATGTGACCGGGGCGTTTCCTCGCTTGAACCGGATATATTGATGCCCAAACTCCACCATGTAGGCTTGCTGCGTGGAGTATTTGAAGCGGATCAACCGCACTTGCTTGGAAGAATCTTTGACTTCATCACAAAAATATGTGCCGGGGCGTCGAGTGACGGGGCCTTGAATAAGAGGGAGAAGGTTGAGACAGACCTTAAGCCCGGACTTGTAATTGTCAAACTCAACCTGCCCATACAACAGCGGCGAGACTTCACCTGTCGAAAACGAACTTTGAATCGGCGAGACTTTCGGCATTAGCCTTCACTCCCAAACCGCAACCAATTCTGTTCCCCACTCCCCGCACGCCGAGCCACCAACCACGGGGGTTCGGGCTCTTGCGGAGACGCTTGCTCGAAGGCGTTGATCCGCCGCGCTTCCGCCCGTGCGTCTTTGTATTCCTGCATCACATCCGCTTTCTTCTGATTCGATTGCGTAATCGTCTCGCAACAATGCCACGCGATTTTACATGCCAGCATATCGACGAAGAGTTCATCGAACACCGCTTCGTCAGTGATCCGCGCCACGTACCGAAGATAGATCACCGTGCCTTCGTTCGTGAGGATGTGCGACGCCCCGTTGATGTTTTCAATCGTCCAATCCACATCGCGCGCCGGAGGAAGTATCCGAAGGCAATCAGCCGGCAAGGGGAACGCCTTGGCGAACCCGAACGCCGGCACCGTCGCGGACGGAGCGAGCGCCGCTCGTTTGATCGAGAAGTTCCATGAATGCGCCCGAAGTTCGCGATCACGCAGGATCGAGTAACACGCCTTCACCGTTCGCGCTTCCCTCGTGTCTTCATCCATGGACGAAATCAACCCCGCGCCGAGCTTTTGAAGCGCGTGATTCGCAACACGGGTTTGCGAGATGACTTCAGCCGGCGTGACCGCCCCGCCCGCGCCGGTGATCACGTCGGAAAGATCCTCGATCAACCCGCGAAGTTCAAGCACCTTCGCTTGGATATCCGTAACCTTCGTGCTCGTATCGACGCCCTGGGCGCCGAAGGTATCAGGGAGCAAGTGATTCGCGACCAATTCATCCCACACACCCCCCGTTACCGCCCCTTGGGACGCTGCGGAGAGCGCCACCGTCGCCGAAAACATGTCAAACGGAAAGTATGCACTCGGATGCCCGACAGTAAACACGTGAATAACTATGTCGTCCCATTCCGCCCCCGCCGCATCGACCCCACGAATCACCGCCTGCGCGCACTGTGTTTCAGCCGCGCTCAGATCAATATCCAATGAACTACCGCCCGACGGTACGACAGTCGGCAACGTCGCGAGATTCGAAGCGGCGCCCCCGTCTTTTTCGATTTTAAAATCTCCGGCCGCGAGTGTCGGAGTCGCTTTAAACTGCCCGGTCGCTCGATCCACAAGTTGTACCCCGTGAATCGTCCGCGCAGCCGCGTATTCAACAAGATAAATAATCGGTCGCGTCATGTTAGTTTTTTCCTACGATCCGAAGATGGTCAATATAGTGCTCCCACGCCACCGTATTACTCTGCCCCATATCTCCCGATTCATCCCATGTTTGCGTCTGAACCCATCGATCCAACGTTTCCCCGTTGGCGCCGCAATAGTTGATGTTCGTGTATGACATCACCAACGTGTCATTCACCCAGGCCCGAAGAATCCCGTCTTGCGATGTGCGAGTCGTACTAGCGCGGATAAACGCCTCAATCTTCGTCCATACACCGACCTGTAACGTCCCGTTGCCGACGTTTGGGAAAAACGGCGCGCCAGGATCGTTCGTTCCGAGAATGTGGGCGTTCCCAATTCCTTCAGAATTCCCGACAAACAACAGCGGCGCCGTTCCATTGTTTAATCGCGAGTTTCCAAACAAAAACACCCCGTTAGTTCCGTTGTGTACGTTCGAGGATAAGAAAAACAGTTTATTTCCAACTATTCTGCCTTGGTATTGAGGGTTTGTTCGCCAATACAGCCCGAAATACATCTCGCGATATCGAACAGGGCTGTTGTATTCGAGTTGATTCCCCCCAGATTTCGCGAGGGCTTCCAGGCGCGCTTTCCATACTGTCGGCCCGCTAAACGGCGCGGTTGCGTCAGAATCAATAATCGTCGAGCCGTACACGTCGAACATACCGTTCTTGTTCGAGCAATTCTGATCGATTAAGACAATCCCGTTGATCGGCGCGTTTGACCACGTAGACGACACGGGCGCCGTAACCGACACAACAGATGCTTTTGATGAGCTATTGTACGTGGCTGTGATTGTGCTGGCCCCCGATGTAACACCCGTGACCGTCACCACTGCGGATGTTTGCCCGGCCGGAACCGTCACAGAAGCCGGAACCGTGGCTTTCGTCGGATCTGAACTGGAAAGCGACACTGACACAGCGGTACTCGGCGGAGACGATAAAGAAACCACCAAAGACCCTACTCCACTCGATGAGATCGACAGCGTAGCCGGCAATAACGAGCTGACCATCGGATTAATTGGCGTAACACCGTCCGTCGTCAATTGGATGTTCGGATTCAATTCCACATTGTTGTTATAGATCGTCGCCGAGAGTCGCCGAGAGATGAAATCGATCGTATCTCCGGCCGTCACCACCACATCCTCGTCGTACGGATACACGGTCGCGTCGGTGATATCCTGAGAGAAGATATCGACACCGTTATGCTGAATTTTGACCGTGACACTTCCTGGGGTGCTAAAGAGCCGGAATGATCCGGTGATGTTCAACTCCCCATCAGCCGGCACTGTCCAGCGAATCACGCAATCTTTGATCGTCCCGTTGCTGCTGTGCCGGAATCCGTTTGACCATGCGGCAAGATACAATTCATTCCCGTTCCACTTCGCATCGGCCGGGGCGTACACAAGAGAGGATCCGGCCGAATCGCGATACGACCACCCGTCCTGCCCTTGCACACCAGAAAATTGTGTCTGATACGCATAGTTACTTGAACTTCCACCGCTGCCTGTCGGCGGGGGCGGGGG